ATTAGAGTACACGTCAATCTGATGTTCGTGTTCTTTAATAAAGTCAATGTATGCTTGACGATACTCTTCATACTCAGGCTTTGTTGTGTATGTATAGTCGTCAAATTTACGATCAGACATCTTAGTACCCATTATAATCCGGTTCTTAGACGCCTCTTGTCTGGATAGTTTGTTGTACAGCGAAGGTGCACCACAATCTACGAATGTTTTGAAGTTAAAGATGTCTTTTCTTTTCATAACTTTTGCATTTCTTTAATCATGTTAGGAATCGCATTTCGTCCGTTCTCGAGGATAGTTGCTTTTTGTTGCATGAGTTCTACTACACTAGGTTTTAGGATTTCTTGCTCTATTTTTTTAACACACTCCTCAAAACAATTATACAAAAAATTATTGTGATACATTTCCTTATAGCTCAGACGATTAGGCACAATCGGAGTACAACCGCAAATCACAGCTTCCTGCATAGCAATACCCCAGGTCTCTTGATCGGCAAACGATACTGCAACATCAGCAGATTGTAGAATTCGATAATAACCTTCTTTACTTTTGGCAAATTCTTTAGTTTTAATAAACAACCATTCTGGGTGCTTCAATTGTAGTTCGTGTCGAAGTCTGTCAAACAACTGAGGATTCTTTTCACTGTCTAATCGGTGAGGAAATACGATAATAGGTCCTCTACCATCATCTATCTTACCAACAGGCTGTTTAAAGTCGTTGTAGATAGGAAATCCGGTAACTACAACTTTCTTGTCCATCAATCCTAATCGTTCTTTTACCACTAATTCTTTGTGGTAATTTGTTGCAACAAAAATCTTATCTACAATTCCTCTAAACCATCCAGCTTCAATATATTTAGCCCAATGAGTCATTTCACGCTTGTTTAAAAAGTCAAAGGGGTCGTAACTTCCGGCATGGAGACATCCGCATATACGGAGATTCTTTAATCCGAGTCCGTCTCGAATGTAGGCTATGGAGGTCAATGCAGGATTCCACAAATCGTGAAAGAACAAAACTAGAGTCTCTTTGTCATCATATGTTTTAAGATACTCTAGTATTTTTTGAAGTTGACTGTTCTTATACTGATTAGTCTCAATTACGTCTAAAAAAGAACCGCTGTTAATTTTACCAGATGTTTTGTCTCCGTAAATAGTTTTCACATCTACAGAGTGTTCTCTAAACTGATACATAAACCAATTGTCCCATTGCACCGAATACCTCTCCTCGAGTGGTTCGATCGGTATTGATAATATTTTCATAATAATAGTAAATCTCTTTGATTTTGTATGTGTACTTTTAGTTTTCCACTAATTAAAGTTTTTGTTTTTTCTGACATAGGTCCTGTGGACTTTCCTATATTTGCTAAAGACAATTTCTGCTTTGTTTCTTCAGAGTGATGTCTTCCTTTAAAGAATCCTTCTTTCCCTTTATATAAAAGCAGAAAGTTTCTTTTTAGTTTCTTCGGTATGTCTTCTTGCTTTTGCTTTTTCTGACATACGAAGTTTCGTTTCTTCGGAATGCTTCCTTCCTTGCATCCCTCCTACCCTTCCTTGTAAAGCTAAAGAAATATTTTCTAAATGCTCTTTTGATTTTACTCTTCCTCTTAGTGCTATAGAGTTTTTCCTTCTAGATTCGACAGACTGAGGCTTTCCTTTAGGCCGACCGTCTCCTCCTGGTGTCATATTGTACCCAAATTTAGGATTATTAGATTGGTACTTTCTTATAAAATTACATTCTGCACGATTTAAAAGTTCTGAGGATTCTGCAGTAAATATTTTCTTAATAGTAAAAGAACCTATTCCGTATTTTCGCAAAGCATTGTGCAAAGCACATAAAGAATACCTTCTAGCATCTTTATGTGCTTGCCATCTGTTTTGTAAAGTTCCTTCTGTTTTTCCTATGTAAACTTTACCATTAATAGTATTTGTAATTTTATAAATGATCATCTAATAATTCCTCCTCTAGATAAAATAGCTAAAGAGATTAAAGTTAGTGTATAATCGTAAGTGCATTTATCCTCTAAATAATAGCGTATTTTTCTGCCGATTTCAAGAGGCTTGTCGGGCATAGCGGCATTGTATAAGCGTAAATAAGGAAGGGCTATTTCAAGCTTTTCTATGTGTATTTCAGTAATAGTGCTGTCAAGATACGAATTAGGAGCATAAGAAGGAATTAAACGAACAGGTCGTTCAGTTAAATATTTTCCATTTGCTCTTAAAGTCCTTTCTATAGCTATACCGTGATACCACTGAAAATATTGCCCAAGTCCTAATTTTGTTCCGTTAGTTCTCAACCTGCCTAAAACTTCGTGCATCTCAAACCCGTACTTGTTCATAAACTCTCCGGTCTGATTTAAACTTGAGATAGTTTCACCTGGGAAGAATGTAAGTACTAACCAGAAAATGCTAAACGGAAGTCTGTCTTGTATTTCTGCTAAGTGTTCACAGTCGCTCAGAGACTTTCCTGTTCCCATTGTTTTCGATACGTGGTCGTCTCCGGACTCGAATCCTATTTCCATTACCTCAAATCCGGCTTCTACTAAAGCACGAGAACCGTATTGTTCTAAATAGTCGGAAGCAGCTTTAGCACTACTTAGAGCAATCAAGTGCGTTCCTTTACCTTGTAGATACCGGAAAATTAAATGTGCTCTTTGTATGTCGTAGAAGAAGTCTTCGTCCGTAAAGTGGATAGCCTTTACTCCTTGGGCAATACATTCGTCAAGCATAATAAAGACATCGTTCAAAGACAATGCTATCCATTGCTTTCCACAATTCTTAGTACTAGGACAGAATGCACATCCTTTGTCACAACCGTAGGAAGTAAACAGCGGAAATACTTTCTCTCCTTCGTCTAAGTGTTTGAGGTGCATATCGCAATCTGACAACAACAGACGTTGGAAGTCGGAGTAGTACTTCGGATAGTTTCTCATTGCTTTGATGAGGAAGAATCGTTCTTGCAGCGGATCGTAGTCCCACAACTGTTCAATGTGTCTGAATCCTAAATGCTCTATCAACGGTTTGTATCCGACAAAGTACACATTGTCTTTCCCGTACATAAACGGAAGAGACATTGCTAACATCATTGCAGACTCTATCTGCGGATACGACCACAAGCAAACAAGCTGGACTTCTGCATCAGGAATGTAGTCTAAGTTCTCCGGTTGGAACGCTTCGATTAGATTTACTTCAGCAGGATTGTCCAAGCCATTGTACATTCGATATGGACAATAGCAGAACGATCCTCTGTTAAATTCGGTAGACGAAGGGTCTATAATGTTGACTTTAATCATTATACTATTTCTAAGTCGTTAGTGATTTCCGCACCGTTTTCTCCGTCTTCGTAAACTGAGACAAATTGTGCTCCAAATTCCTTCATAATCTCTTCGGCAATTGTTTCACAAGATCTAGTTCCGATGTTTTGGTTCCAATAATTCTCCGAAATAAACTGCTCTACGTTGTCTTTTTGAGTCAAAAACTCTAACTCTCTGTTGTTGTGAAGTACTCTCCACTTTACAGTAACGTGGAATAGATGTCGGTGAGGATATTTTAGAAACTCTACAGGACCTTCGGGACTGTTCGGCCAGCAATGTACAGCTGGAAATTTTGTAGTAATGACAATAAATCGTTTCATGTTACATTTGTTCAAATACGTGAAAAACTAAAGTTCCGTTCAAGTGTTGGTAAGTGTCGATGTAATACAGAATATCTTCTTCTTTTTCGTCTATGGGATGCCCTGTTCCGAAAGTTAAAATAGTTCTATTTACTCTTTCTTCTTCGGGGTCTACTAAAGCCCACAAACAAGGAGTTCCTGCCTGCATTTGCACACATAGTATTTCTGCATTATCTGGCATAGCAATTACTTGCTTGTCTTTAATTTCCAAAGGATATTTAAAAATCTTTTTCATTTAATCATTTGCATTAATTCGTTCCTACTTTTGTTGTCTTCGAGAAATACTCCTCGCATGGAGGACGTAACCATTATAGAGTTTTGTTTGTTGACTCCTCTCATTCGCATACACATATGACTAGCTTCAAGAATACAAGCAGCACCTTTAGGTTGCAGGTAGGCCATTAGTGCATCGGTCACCTGTTCTCCGATTCTCTCCTGTATTTGTAGTCTTCGAGCAAACATATCAACCAAACGTGCTAACTTAGAGATGCCAATAACATTCTCTCCAGGTATGTATGCTACATGAGCAACTCCGTAGAAAGGTAGCATATGATGTTCGCACATAGAGTAGAACTCAAAACCTTTAAGTAAAACAATTTGATTGTAGGTGCCTGCTTCAAATACTGTAAGCAAGTCTTTAGGATCTTTGCTGTACCCGGAATATATTTCCTTCCAGGACCTAATAACACGAGAAGGAGTGTCAAGCAGCCCTTCTCGTGTTGTGTCTTCTCCGATTGCTTCTAATTGCAGACGGATCAATTCGGTACTCAAATCTGACATTTATTTACCTTTTGCAGCAATTTTCATGTAAATGTCGGCACGTCCTTGGATAAATTTTAAGTCCGTGATTCCTTTGCCTTTGTAAATCTCAACGAATGTCTTTGTGATTGTTTTTGCGTCAGCTTTGTCCTTGAGAAGTTTGTCGGCAACTTCCTGATTGCTCAGTTGTCCCGGTTCTTTTTTAAACGGATTCTTTTTTGCAGGAGCGTT